TAGGAATGGCACTCAAAGAAGATGGACATACAGCCTCAGAATGGGAAACATGGAGCAGCAAAGACTCAAAAAGGTACCATCCTGGTGAATGTTTCAAAAAGTGGGACAGTTTCAGAGGCAATAGTAAGCCGGTTACGGCCGGCACTATTGTCCAGATGGCTAAGGACCAGGGATGGCTGCCTAAACAATATTCAAATGAAAAAGAAAGTAAAGAATTAGACTGGGATGACATCATAGGTTCCAAAGATGAAATGGTAATTGTTGATAAAAACTGGCTTGAAGGAAAAGACATTGAGGAGCCTAACGATTGGAATCCAGTAGGTCAATTTGTAAGGTACCTGGAAATATTATTTGAAGCTTCAGAGAATGTCGGTTATGTTACTGATAGTTGGGAGAAAGAAGGTAAGTTTCTCCCAACAAAGGGAGCATGGGACAGGACAGCCGGAGAACTCATTCAGCAGCTTAATAACTGCAATGGAGATATTGGATCAGTCTTAGGAGACTACAAGGAAGAAGCCGGCGCCTGGATCAGATTCAATCCTCTTGATGGTAAAGGTGTTAAGAATGAGAATGTTACAGACTTCAGATATGCATTAGTAGAGTCAGACGACATGCCTATTGACCAACAAAACGCAATATACAGAGAACTTGATTTGCCTATAGCGTGTCTGGTACATAGCGGTGGTAAAAGCCTTCATGCTATAGTGAGAATAGATGCCGGCGATTATGACGAATACAGAAAACGTGTTGACTATCTTTACAATGTATGTAAAAAAAATGGACTGAAAGTAGATAATCAAAACAGAAATCCTTCAAGGCTTAGTCGTATGCCAGGTATTCTCAGAAAAGGTCAAAAGCAGTTCCTGGTAGATACCAACATTGGCAAGGAAAGCTGGAAGGAATGGCAAGAATGGATTGAAGGTATAAATGATGACCTTCCTGATCCAGAGAGCATGGCTGCTGTATGGGACAATCTTCCAGAACTGTCTCCATCATTAATAGATGGTGTACTTCGACAAGGGCATAAAATGTTATTGGCAGGCCCAAGTAAAGCAGGTAAATCTTTTGCTCTTATAGAACTATGTTGTGCTATTGCAGAAGGTAAGAAGTGGATGAACTGGAATTGTGCTCAGGGAAAGATTATGTATGTAAACTTGGAACTGGACAGAGCAAGCTGCTTACATAGGTTTAAGGATGTATACGAAGGATTAGGCTGGCAACCAAACAACCTTCAAAACATTGATATATGGAATCTAAGAGGTAAGTCAGTACCAATGGATAAACTTGCGCCTAAGCTCATCAGGAGAGCTACAAAGAAGAACTACATTGCGATTATAATAGACCCTATTTACAAGATTATAACCGGAGACGAGAACAGTGCAGACCAGATGGCCCATTTTACGAATCAGTTTGACAAGGTGTGCACAGAGCTTGGTTCAGCAGTAATTTATTGTCACCATCACAGCAAAGGAAGCCAAGGTAATAAGCGAAGCATGGACAGAGCTTCTGGATCAGGAGTTTTCGCACGTGACCCTGATGCGCTTTTAGACTTAATTGAATTGGATTTATCTGAAGCGATGATTAGCCAGGAAGTGAATAAAGCTATGTGCAGCGTTTATGAAAAATGGATTAAAAAGTATGTTGCTAATTGGGAAGAAGAAGTGTCGCAGGATGATTTATGTTCTGCTATGGCAATGGGTAATTTAAGTAATAAGTTGTTACAGCCAGAGAAATTTGAGAAAGTGAAAAAAGAAATTAATGAAACTAACAAAGCAGCAAGCCAGCGTACCGCATGGCGTATTGAAGCTACATTGAGAGAGTTTCCTAGTTTTGCTCCTATAAACCTGTGGTTCGAATATCCGGTTCATAAAGTTGATACAGTTGGAGTATTAAAAGGTGTTGAAGCAGAGGGTGAAGCTCCGCCATGGAGAAAAAACTTTACAAAGAAAAAATCTCCAGAAGACAAAAAGAAAGATAAAAAGCAATCGCTTGAAACAGCATTTGAAGCTTGTGGGATTAATGGTAAGGTAACAGTAAAAAACATGGCTGAGTATATGGGTAAGTCTGAAGATACTGTTAGAAGATACGTAAAAGAGCATGGAAGTTTTTGGATAGATGATGGGGAAATCGGTATGAAGTAGTGTATCCGCAATTTCGAATTTTGCAAATTAAGTGTGTATAAAACACAGACAATTTTCTAAGACGCAAAGTCGAGTTTGCAAATGCGTCAGCAAAAAGCAAAATCGAAAAATAAGTTTTGCAACTCAAAGACGCAAAATCGAAAAATATCGACTTTGCTGTTATAAGACGCAAACACGACAAAACACCGACTTTGCGTGAGACGCACGCAAACTATATATTATATATATACCTTTCGACTTTGCGTCTCACGACGGCAAGGGTGTGTAGGGTGGGCTTAAGCGATGCCCACCCACACCTCCACCTTCCTTGCCAAAACAAAAAAATTAAAATAAATTACAGGAGTAAAAATATGGAAAATAAAATATGCCCAATTATTAAACAAATTTGTAATAAGAATTGTGCATGGTATGTAAAACATCAAGATTTATGTGCAGTCATTCTATTAACTGAAGATGTTAGAGAAATAGCTGAGTATATTGAGGCACAACAAAATGACAACTGAATTTTTCCTTCCCATGGTACCGCCGACTAAGACGCACCAGGAGAAGCAAATCAGGATTGTAAAAGGTAAGCCAATAGTATATGAACCAGCTGAACTTAAAGCAGTAAGGACTAAGCTCATGGCTCACCTGGGGCAGCATGTACCAGAAGAAAAATATACTGTAGCTGTTAGACTAACGACTAAATGGTTATTCCCTTCCGGTAAGCACCAGAACGGCACATTTAAGACAACAAAGCCTGATACTGATAACTTGGTTAAGATGCTGAAGGACGTTATGACAGACTTAAAATATTGGACTGATGATAGTTTGGTATCCTCAGAGATAACTGAAAAGTTTTGGGCAGACAGACCAGGAATTTATATCCTGATAGAAGAATTGGAGTGATGAGCATGGATGATCCAAGACCTGATTTAACAAATGATACTGAATTGTGGACAACTTTCTTAATGATTGCCATGCTTGTGGAGGAACAGCTTGCTCATATACTTCATGGATTTAGATGTGCTGGAGCAAGGCTTATAAAAACAAATGCTGGATACGTAATGCGATCTGAATTTAATAAAAACTCTCTCTGGGACAACCAGGGAGAGTATGACCAGGATAAGAAACAGTATCTTGTAAAATATGCGGATAAAATTATTGAGTGCTTGAATAGATTAGGAGGTAAATCATGAAATCCTGTTTAGCTGCAAACACACGGAAGAGACAATGTTTGACGATGCACGAAAGTGCACATGCGAAAAATCAGCGTACTGTGAAAAAATAGTTGAAGGGAGAGATTTGTGCAAGGAGTTTGAGGAGGCTGAGAATTGAATAAATCAAAGACAACCTACAGCCAGGAAATAGAAAATTTCTTGAACTTTCTAAGGACCTGTGAAACTTAGAATCATATAGCCTATGATAGTCTTAACACATGCGAAAAGGAACAGCAGAACATGCTTCATGAGCTGGAGCTAGATAGACTTAAATACAAGGAACGGGCAAAGGTAGCAACAAAGATTTCTAAAATGAGACATGAAAGAAGAGCTTCAAAAGACAACATTGAGTTGACAAGGACATTTTAGGATTTTATAACGAAAACAAACCGGTGATCAAGAAGCTTGAAAGGATCCTGGGAGACAACAGGAAATATGAAAGCTTCATGGAAACCAGAACTTATAAGAAGAGGTGAAATATGCTGACAGAAGAGCAGAAAGAAAAAATTAAATATTTAAGTCAGTACAGATATTTAAACGCTGAAATTGATAGAAAAGTAAAGTATATAGAGGATTGTAAAGGCAAGATTTATAACATTACTGGTACATTGTCGGACATGCCGAAGAGCAAAAACCGTACAAATACAATTGAAGATGGAGTTGCGACAATAAATGAAATAGAGCAGACAATCAATCAGGACATAGACAAGCTTCTTGAAAAAAGGGCGGTTATTGAAGCAACAATAAATGCTATACGAGATTTGAAGCTTAGGGAATTAATGAAATGTCGTTATCTAGACTGTAAAACCTGGGAAGAAATTGCTTACAAAAACGGATATACGTGGCAGTGGGCTTATAAGCTGCATGAAAAGGCTTTAGATATTATTTCAATCAGTTGATTGTAATTGAGTATAAATTCGTGTTATGGTTATAATGGTTATATGTGAAGAACGACAAATGTTTCATTTTACTCCTCCTAGATTAAAGACACCTGAGTTCGAAAGGGTGTCTTTTGTAATATTTTGACACATTCTAGTTGCAAGAAAATGTTTACAGAGATATAATAGAGGTAAAATATTATGAACATAGGGGGACATATGAATATTAACATCAAAAGTTTAACGGCGGAAATGGTTTTAAAAAACAAGGGTATGGAGTTACAAGTAAGGAATAACAAAGACGAATTTTTAGGAGATATGGCAATTAATAAAAGAGGGATGACTTGGTGTCCTGGTAAAACATCGGTTAAAAATGGCGTACAAATGAACTGGGAAGAAATAATTGATTATTTTGAAAGTAAGAAGTAAATTATTTAAAGAGCTCTTAATAGGGTTCTTTTTTAACACCTTTTATGTAGAAATTTGCCAAATTATAGTTGCAAGGAAATGTTTGCAGAAGTATAATGGTGGTAAAATACATAATGGGGGATATTATGAGCGATAAAATAATGTACTTTGCAAACTTCAATATTACATTTGGACAAGACTTTGAACCAATGCTTAAACATTTTGAGGATATCATTTATCCAGCTTTTTTAAGCGGATTAACAAGGGGCGAAAAATCAGAGGATAATCAAGAAGATAATAAAGGACCAGTCTTCTCAATGAAAAATGTTGAATTAAAGAAAGAACCAAATGGCGATATAGTACTTGTTGGTAATTATGTAAAAGATACTATGTATAAAGTTAGAACAAATCTCAAAGAAGGAAAGTTAGTTCAATCGCCGCTAGATGTTCCAACCGCTCCATATTCAAGGTTTATTATATTTTTAAGAAATCATAGAATGATATTAATCAAAAACGAAACAAATAGTCCAGACATAAGAAGTTTTCAGGCAACAGTAAGAAATATTTTTTCCAAATATAGAAAAAGGGAAAATAACAAAATTGAAAAAAGTAAGGCAAATAAGTCTAAATTACCTTATGCTATTATAAATATTGTAGATATGAAGCTAAAAGAAGACATAAGTCAAGTTATAGATAAACTAATAGAAATCAATAAGGTGAATTTGAGGTTTTTTCCATTAAATGGTGATAATGATCCTCGACCATTAGCTAATGCGGTAAGACAAGAGATGTTGGGTATGGGGTGCGATACAGCTAATACAAATTTTAATTCACCAAAAAATAAAAATGGAGTTAAGAGTTTCCTTGAAGAGACAACTTCTACAGGATTAGCAATTTCAACAATTAAAGCTATTGATAGTGAGGGACTTCCGGTTACAATAAAAGAAGACAATTTCACATCAAGTAAAAGATTAGAATTTGGTAAAGATATTGATGGTAATGATGATAACTATTTAATAAATTTTGCAAAAAAAAATGAAGCAATGAAAGTGACAAGTGAAGAAAATAACGAACTCTATAAATTTTATTTTAGTGTATTAGATAATTACATTAAAAAATAATATTTATCATTATACTTTCATAAACTATAAATGGGGGCGATAAAATGAAAAACAAATATTTATCGTGTATAGAAGAGTATATTGATATCGAACCTGCTGAAAAAATGATATTGAATGCTTTTAAAGAATTAAAGCTTAAGAATGATTCTGAAGATTCTAAATATTATGAGATGGACAAGGTATTCACAATGCTAATTATTTTAATAGCATTACTGATATCTATTTTTGTAGGATTCTCTAATAATACTATAAGCATCTTTATTTCTATTTTAGAATTATTAGTAAGTATTCTTCTTGGAATTTTCGGGATAATTTTTACAGCTTATTCAATTTTATTAGCCTTCTTAAATGAAAATTATATAAAAAAATTATCGCAAATAAAGCAAGATAATGATAACGTAAGTTATTTAAAGAAGAGTACTACTTATTATGAATCAGTTCTATTCTTATATTTTACAGGAATGTTTATTAGTATAATAGTTTTAATATTGGTAAAGGTCATGGATGTAAATTTCACATTGACTGAAAATTTGTTATTTAATAATTTATTAGCATCTATATTATTATTTATTTATATGTTTTATACTTTGCGTATAATTTATGAATTAAAAAGTACGATTTACAATACTATAACTCTTTTTAGAGTGAGTATATCATATAAATTAATTGATTTTGCTAAAGAGGAAAAGAAACAAGAAGAAGTAATAAAGAATGAAGAAGAAAGTAAATCAACAAATGAAGGTTTCTAAAGAACTCATACCGAGTTCTTTTTTAATAAATTCTTATGTAAGAATTATAAAATTATTGTTGTATGTAAATGTTTTCCAAGGTATAATATAAGAAAAAATCTTTATGGGGCATGGAGATGGATGAAGATATAGTAAGTTTATTTGAAGGAATGTTGGGCAAACTTGATGAAATCTCAAAGACGTTTTCAAGGATTGAAAATTACATAACTAATATGGACAGCAACACAGCAAGTATTGAATCAAATACAAGTTGTGTAGACAACAGACTTAGCAGCATTGATACTACAGTAAGCAATATTGAAAGTGTAGTTACAAGCATAGATAATAAAACAGAATAATATTAAATAAAAAGAACTCTTAACTGAGTTCTTTTTATTTTGTGATGATGCAGATCGTGAAACTAAACTGCATAGGGTTAGGGGCGGGTATTTTTTAAATGAAGGCAGGTGAGCTGGATGGCGAAATTAACAGCTAAACAACAAAGATTTGTAGATGAATATTTGATTGACCTTAATGCCACTCAGGCGGCCATAAGAGCAGGTTATTCAACACAAACTGCTTATTCGATTGGAAATGAAAACTTGAATAAACCTGAAATTCGCACGCGCATAGACAAAGCCATGGCCGAACGTTCAAAAAGAACCGGAGTAAATGCTGATAGAGTTATCCTGGAGCTTGCAAGGATAGCATTCGTGAATGCTCCAGATGTGGTAGATACAAAGAATGCAACAGTTAAGGAAGATGCAAGTGATGATGATACAGCTGCTATTTCTTCTGTAAAGGTGAAAATAGTTGATGGCGATTTTAGCAGTGTAGAAAGGGAAATACGATTTGCTGATAAATTAAAAGCCTTGGAGCTGCTTGGTAAGCACATGGGAATGTTTAAAGAAAAAATTGAAGTTACTGGAGCTGTGCCAGTGCAAATTATAGATGATATACCAAAGGGTGAGTAATTTGAACACTGTAAAACTTTCAAATCTTATAGCTCCATCCTTTTACGAAGTTCATTATGATATTAAGGACCATTTGCACACGCATTACTGGTTAAAAGGTGGCAGGGGTTCAACTAAGTCATCGTTTGTTAGTATTGAAATAGTTAAAGGTATAATGGAAGACCCGGAAGCCAATGCAGTTTCTCTCCGTAAAGTTGCTAATACCTTAAAAGATTCTGTATTTAATCAGCTTGTATGGGCTATAGAGCAATTAGGGGTAAGCCATCTGTGGAATATTCCAGAAGCTAAGCTGGAACTTACTTATACGCCCACTGGCCAGAAAATAAAATTCAGAGGTGCAGATAAACCT